TTTATTCGCCATCTTTTAGTAATTCAAAGGCAGCGTTCTCAGTAATTGGGCGTGTAAATATGGCATCAGAAAGTTGTTTACGGGTTGCATCCGGAAGGGATTCAAATATTTTGAAATCAGATTTTACCGAACTGCCATCAATATTAATGACTGTATAAAAATTATGATGCTGAAGAATTTCGGGATCGATTTCAATTTCCTCTTTTTGGTCTAAACCGGCAGCTTTTAACAAATTAATATGGGCAGTATTCCATGCTTTTAATCCTTTTGGGCCATATGCTTTAGCAGTTGCTATAACTTTGAAAATATCATTGATGAGCCATCGGCGAATCCAGTCTTTATCTATTTTTTTGAAATTATTAAAAATCTTTTTTGAATTCTGGAAATCATTATAAACCTGAGAATCGGAAAGATCAGGGAATTTAGCATGATAAAGTTTAACAGCGTCCTTCAGGTTGGGATATCTGTCCAACAGATCATCCGCTTTTTTCCACCGTTCCAATATACTTTGATATTGAGGAGCTAAATCACTTTGCCCTTCAGGTGCTAAAAGATGTTCGAGTATCCTTTCGTATGCAATATCTTTTAAGGCCGGCTTACTCATCTATTTTCCTTTTTACTTCAGATTCATGGAGTAACTGTAGCATTAATTGCTGTGCAGGGCTGCTACCATGCTCAGCAGCTATCATAATACCTGTCCTTAGTTTAATTTTACCCAAAATGATCCCTGTGTCGTATGCTCTTTTAACATCATATCCTGGTATGTTGATCTGTTCAATAAATTCTGATTCATCAACATTTAGGTTGATTGCAATTTCAGAAGGCGTTAAAAACAGTCCAGACATGGCTGTTATATTTTCGAGATCATCATTATTTAAGTTCATTAGTAATCCAGTTTTTATCGAATTCATAAACTTCCCTGAAAGGGAATATAATTCCTCTTTCAATCCTGGGATTATTGGTAAGGTTTGCACTACCAATAATAGAGATGTTCCATGATTCATTACCTATCAGGGTAACTTTAGCATGGCAGGCTTTGAGCTTATAATCAAAATTCGCTGCGAGCATCTGCAGCGGTTTTGGATTACGGACTTTTATCCTGGGATCAATCAGAAATCTGATTGATTTGATTATCCCTTCAGTATGTTTTTGTACAATCTGACGAATAGCGATCTCTGATATCGACCAGGTACTTATCAGGACTTCAGCCGGGCCAGTCTGGTTCAGAGTATATAAAAGAAGGTCGTGCATCGAGAATTTTCCTGATGTTACGAAATGAATCGCACGGTCATTCTGTAATTGCCCTATATATTTTTTGAGGCTTTGATTAGTAGAACCAATAAAATTTGATTTTGCCGGCAACTGTTTAATCGTATCTACTGTAAGGTCGTGCGATTCCTTGTCGGGCATTTTAGCATTTATTTCATTAAGATTTACCAGCATGTTTTTTTAGTTGCTCTTCTATCGCCTTGATTTCTTCTTTTTGGGCTGCTATTTTTCGTTCAATTTTATCACGTTTGGGACCTGATGGCATAGGATTAGCTTCCTTTTTAGTTGCTTTCAGTTGGAAGTTAAGCATATTTTCATCTTTAGTAATATAAGTTCTCAGGTTAGTTTTGCGGTTTGTCAGCTCTACATCCGACAATTTAGTTATATCTGGAAAACTTGTATCATTTTTTTTAGGTAAATCAGGATTCCAGTTGTAAACAAAGTCTTCCGATGGAATGGTTTTATTCTTTTTATAGTCCTGTTCGGCTGCATATAGCGCATCGATACGCTCTGAAACGTGTTTAATATTTTCGCCTACATTAGCTCTCATGGTTTTATTTTCAGGTTTGTTATCCTGAGTAGTTTCATCCGTAAGCTGGTTATGTAGTATTTCACGATTCATGTAAAGTCTTCCTTTTTGTCGACTAATTTCCTGAATAATGACCGGGAGTAAATTGAATGGAACATCTGATTTTAAATTATCTGCAGGTACATTAGTTTTATCAGGAATTTTGCCGGTAACTTTTATTTTAAGGTTTGAATTTGCCGGATTACTTTCTAAAAGACCAGCAATCTTGCGCAGTTCATAAAGAAGTTTAGCTTTTTTGGACGGATTTGGATTTATGGAAAGTATCCTTACCATGGCTTTATTCTTGCCATACTGTGAAAGGATTTGAATTCCTTTGTAATAGTCTTCGCTTTCTAACCAGGCATCGATTTCATTTTTAATGTCATTCATGATATCTGTATATTAATTAACTTATAAGTGAATTTTAAAGTGATTCAAAGATAATTGATAGCAATTGCAAAAAAAAGGACAGTTAAAAGGTTAAATCAATGGGTTTTCCATGTAATCCTGTGTTGCCAGTGAAAACGGTAATTTGATTCAGCCATGTTTTAACCCTGGCCTTTTCGTAAAGCTGAAGAAAAAAACGCAGGTCAGCCGCTTTGTGCGGATCGAAGCGGATGGCGCTCACCCATTTGCAATGAAATACAAAGCAGGGCATTCCGATCTGTCCGCGTATGGGTATCTTACGCCAGAACGCATCAGAAGGAATTACCTGACCGGTTGGCCACATCATACGGCTGATGATAATGTTATCGGGCTTTGTTATCTTCTCGGCAATAAGATTGAGTACGCGTTTATTAGCCAGGTAATCATCATCATCAAGGATAAGGATATAACCATTGTTAACCATGCCCATTAGCTTATTGATATACAGGTTATATGGGAAACTACACTCAGGTGATGGATGAAGTTTTTCGACCAGAATGTGATCAACATTATACTGTTTAACATACTTCAGCGTAGGGAGATCATCAGCGCTTACAACGATCCTGTATTTTTTATAATCCTGGCTAAGGATGCTTTCCATGCACTTTTTAAAATAGTTAGGGCGGTTACTTGTCCTTACAAGTATGTTGATCAGTGGTTTCAAAGTAAATGATTTTTATTATGCCTGCCTTCGAGGAAACGATAATAATGCATCAGGTAAACACCTTTCATCAGCTTGATGTCATAACCGGCTGCGATAAGGTTATCGCAAAACTTAAAGTCAACGCCAAGCAGACCATCGGTGAACTTTACCTTTTTCCATGTCTTTTTCTGAATAAGCATCATTAGTCCTGAGCAGTGCTGGTTGATTGGTTCTACTTCTTCATAGTTCTCGCGCTGTATTCGATTGGCTAAACGTTTGTGGTATCCCATTTCACCATTAGCTGACATGATTCCCTGGTAGCGTTGTTTTATAATTCCAACGCGGTTTGTCATGCAGGTAAACATGCCTGTATCCGGGTACATCGATACAATGTGGTGTATCTGAGTGCCGAAATCCGGTGTAAGGAACATGGTATCTCCATCGAGCAGACAGGCCCAATCGCGGTCGCGTGGGATAAGTTTCATGTACTCATTGTAAGCTGCACCAAGATTTTTGTCTAAATTATATGGGGTAAAATAATAAATGTTGAAGTCCATGCAATAAATTAAAATATAGCAATTGTACTAAAAAAGGACAGTAAATAATAGTTAGTATTGAGCAGTTAGAGTAAACAAAAAAAGCCCTCACCCAAAGGTGAGAGCTTTTCAATCACTATGAAAAAATTTACTTACCTGTATTCTTTTTATTTCGGATAGTTAAGAATTTCTTTTCACCATCTTCTGTCAGTCCAATGTTTGGTGATCCGGCATCAAAAAGCTTTTTGAGCGTTTCGATTGGAGTGGTTTCATCGTTGAGGTCAATGGTTTCTCCAAGAGCTACTGAATGAAACTTAGCACTGAAGCCTGGCATAAGCCTGAAATATTTAGTCCACAATACCTTTTTCATTATTAGGAATCTTCCGGTAATGGGATTACAGTGGCGCTTGACAAGATCGGAACTGCTCCATTGCCATAACTTACAAAAGTAAATGTAGTGGCGCTTTCGCCTTCAGGTCCTTCACCTGTTCCGGCGTTTCCTTCAGGAACTTTCCGTGCGGGGATAGCAGCCGAACCTATGAAGTTATATCTTCCCTGATTGTCAGGAACGATAAGCGCAAGTTTCTGGTTATTGGTTGCCCTCACAAAACCACGCATACGCGGACTCAGGTCAGCCCTGTAAAGCTTTACAGTGTATTTTTGGCAAATACCTCCTTTTACTCCAACATCCGAACATTCAACTGAGCATTTATCAGGCTCAATTTCGAATGGGAAAAAGTATTTTCCGGTTTTCATCACCAGGCTTCCAGTGAGTACCTGAATGACATCCATTCCCGTAGTTAATGGAGGAATAGTAGGCCAGGTTGCAATATCATCAGCCAGAGCAATGTAGACTTTCGCCTGAATGCCGGCCATATTATCTACTACCTGGTCA